GGAATCTACGCCATCGTCAAGTGGGTGCTTTCCCGCTACAAGATCTCGAAGCAGGATTTCACCGCCCCTACCCACATCGATCACAATCTCTGACACACTCCTAGAACCTTCACGGGTTCTAGGTTTCTCGATAGAAAGGAACGCATATGAACCCCGAAGACATCGAGCTGGAATTCCACGATCCGAATCCTATTACCAATACACAGAAGGTCACCCTCACGGTCCCCGCCGACGTAGCCCCCGAAGTCGCCAAGCAGATGCTCATCAATGCTATCCGGAATAGCGTGAACGATTCTGTAAAGACGATGTATCGTGACCACATTCGGGAGCGAGAGGGCAATCCGGAAGAGAACGAGTGGTATAAAGCACTCATCAATATTGGAGGGGAGAGCAAGTGAACCTCGCATTCGTCAAAGCTGCCCAGGACTTCGTCGTACGCAACTCGCACCATATCCTCACCGGATTGGCGCTGCTAGGCCTCGGGGCGTCAGTCGCCCTGAGCGTCCATGCGGACCGCCAGATGCAGGAGTGGGATATTGACGAATTCAAGCGCCTCACCAAGGAGCAGCGAATCAAGATCTACGCCAAGATCTACGCTCCTCCGGCCATCGCCATATTGGCCACTGGCGCTTGCGTCATCGGCGCTCACAGCATCTCGGTCAAGCGTGAGTCGTCCCTGCTTCTCGCTTACGAGGGTACGCGCCAGGTGTACGACCGTTATCGCGCCTCCGTTCAGGATCGCCTTGGTCCGGAGGAGAAGACGATCTCCCAGAATGCCGCGTCCAAGATGGATCCATATCCTCGTGACGCAGCTGTGGTTTGCGGTGAGGGCGACGTTCTGTTCTACGACGCCTACAGCGGCCGTTATTTCAAGTCCACCGTCAACAAGATTGACCGGGTCGTCAACGAACTGAACTATACTCTCCTCCGTGAGATGTGTGTCAGCCTCAATGAGTTCTACGCCGGCATCGGCCTCGAGGGCATTTCCTTGGGCGATCAGCTCGGATGGAATGAGCAGCGGCAGATCGAGGTGCACTACGGCGCTCAAGTCTCAGATGACGGGAAGGCCGTCGTGGTGGTCGATTTCGTCGTAGAGCCCACTGAGAAGTGGTTCAAGCTTTCGTGAAAGGAGCACCGCCTATAACGAGACCCATCTAGAAAGGAATGACCATGAGTTTCAAAGAGACCACCGGATACAAGGTCGTATCCCTTGTCGCCTCGACATCCGCCAGCATCACCGCCGGTGCCGTTGTCGGCGCTCTCTGCCCTCCAGCCGGAGTGGTATTGACTGCCATCTACGGCGTCGGTAGTAGTGTCCTTGGTACATATGTCGGTGACAAGGCCGGACGACAGTACGCCGAGACCCTTGCCGAGACCATCGACTCCCTCCAGACACCTCAGACCAACTAGACCCCCTATGCCCTCTAACAAAGGGCATAGGCTTTCGCAAATTCTGCACGCACTATAATGAGACCCCATCAACTCGAAAGGAACTCTCATGTCCGAGAACACCGCTCCCGCCGTTGTCGAGCACTCCGAGACCGTTGAAGACGAGACCCCCATCGTCACTGTCAACTGGACCAAGCTCGGTGCCGTCGCCAAGAAGAGTGCGCGTTACGTGCTGCCCGCCGCAGCCGGTTTCGCCGCCCTCGTCCTGGTGAAGGCCCTTGCTAACTCCAGCGACAGTGATGACGAGGCTCCCGCCGCCATCGAATCGGACGCCGACGTTGTGGACGCTGAGCTCGTCGAAGAGACCGACGACTGATCCTACTCACCCCCAGAACCCAACTCGGGTTCTGGGTTTCTCATTTTTCAGAAAGGAACGAACGATGGAGCTTCAGGCTGCCGTGGTGGTTACCCTCACCGAGAACGGCAAGACAGTCAAGCGCGTCATCCAGAAGAGCGACAAGTTCGACGAGAAGACCTCGTGGGACCATATTGTCAAGCAGACCAAGTCGCTCGCAGCCGCTACTCTCAACTCGATGGACTGAAAGGCATATCCATGATCAAGATGAACGTCAGCGCCGAGACCTTCGACGGCGACATGGTTACCGAGACCCTCTGGTTCCACATGAACAAGGTGGACCTGATTGACCTGCAGCAGTCGCAGCCCGACGGCTTCGTCGATACGCTTCAGGCGTTCATGTCTCGCAAGCCCGAGGACTGGACCACGAAGGACAAGTTCAAGCTGTTCGACTACTTCCGCACCATCGTTGACAAGGCCTACGGTGAGCGGTCGTCTGACGGCAAGCGATTCAGCAAGTCGCCGGAGATCCTCGCCCGCTTCAAGGACAGCATCTTCTATGACGAGTTCGTCCTGAGCCTCCTGGAGGACGAGAAGAAGAGCATCAAGTTCTTCAACGGAGTTATGCCCAAGGCACTCCTTGAGCAGGCCAAGAAGGACCGCCCCGACGTATTCGGTACGATCGAGGCCTGAGAAACCCGAGCGGGGCCCTGGGGAAACCTGGGGCCCCGCATATCAGAAGGAGCGAACATGACCGATAGCGTACCCGTGCGCGGGGATTTCCCCTCCAACTCACGGAAGACCAAGCCCACCGTCGAAAGGGTCGTCAAGACCCCGGCGCGAATTGACCATGGCAGTCTCGGTAAGCAGGCGCTTCAGGCGTTCTTCGCCGAGGACGTCAAGGAGGTAGGTAAGTACCTCCTCTGGGATATTGCCCTGCCTAGCGTCAAGAACGCCGTGAGCGATATCTTCACATCCGGGATCGACCGGTTGCTCTTCGGAGGCGACGGTGGTCCTCAGCGTTCTCGCAGCAACAAGACCTACACTTCGTATTCCAATCGGACTTACGGACGGCGTGAGACTCCAACCGAGCGGACGTACACTCAGAGGGACCGTCGGGAGCACAATCTCGAGTCCATCATATTCGCAACCCGTAGTGAGGCCGAGGATGTCCTGAATCACCTGATCAGCATCTGCGACCAGTACGACGTGGCGACCGTGGGAGACCTGTACGGCATGGCCGGCATTTCTCAGTCGTACACCGATGAGAACTGGGGATGGCGGGATCTCCGAAGCGGACGCGCTGTCCGTTCCCGCAATGGATACATTCTCGATCTACCGAAGCCGGAGGACGTCCGATGAACGACGACGAAGAGATGACAGTTGTCTACGGGCTTACATCCATATTCCTATCCATCTTCATCTTTCTCCTCATCCTCGCTGGCTTGGGATCCCTGCCGGTCTGGGTCATATTCGCAGGGCTGATAGTCATCAATGCCATTCTTATCGCAGGGATCGTGAACGACATAAGGAACAACAAATGAGCGTCGAGCAGATGCGCGCTAAGCTGCGCACAGCATACGGAGGATCGGCGGCGTGGGTCGCCAAAGTTGACCGCATGAATGACGGTCAGGTAATCGCAGTCTACAAGAGCCTTAACGAAAGGAAGTACTTCGCATCATGAGCCTTACAGTTATTTCGCGCCTCGCCGGCAAGGGCGCTCTCATCGTCTCCAAGCACGCTCCCGCCATCCTGACGGGGTTGGGGATCGCCGGCTTCACCGCAACCGCAGTCCTCACGGCCAAGCAGACGCTGAGCGTCGGCGAGGTCACCTGGGAGGACCTGAACGAGCTATCAACAGTCAAGGCCGCCGAGGACGAGGAGAAGTTCGACAAGCGAGAGATTCAGATCGCCAAGGCCCGTGCCTGGGGCAACCTGACGAAGCATCTTGTCAAGCACTATGCCCTGCCGCTGAGCCTGGGCACGGCCTCCGCCATTTCTCTGATCCTGGCGCACCGCATTTCTGCGCATCGGATTGCTGGTCTGTCCATGGCCTACGCCGGTCTCGAGGAGTCCTTCCGCAACTACAAGGACCGTATCGAGGAGGGCTTCGGTAAGGAGGAGACTGAGCGTATTCTCGCCGAGGCTGACGCCAACGCCCTTGACAAGGCGAAGATGGACTACTACAACGAGACGGGGCGCGAGTTCCAGCTTAAGCCCGAGGAGTTCATGCGTGAGCTCGGCGTCTCGCCATATGCTGTCGTGTTCGACCAGAACGCGAAAGCTTGGGAGGGGAACGAGGACTACAGCCTCATGATCCTCCACGCTCAGGAGAACTACGCCAACGACATCCTGCGGACTCGTGGATATCTGCTCCTGAATGATGTGTACAAGGGTCTCGGCCTGCCTCCGACCTCTGCCGGTTCCGTGGTCGGCTGGGTCTACGACAACGAGGACGGCGACGGTATCGTCGAGTTCGGCAACTTCGAGGTATTCAACTACCGAGACTACGACCCGGTCCTCGGACGTGAGGTCACCAAGTTCGTCCTCGACTTCAACGTCGACGGCGTTATTTACGACCAGATTGATAGGGTGGCAATTCGATGAAGGTAGCATTTCTGATCCTGGTCGGATTCGCCATCGGTCGAGCAACCAAACGAAAGGGACGCAAGTGAAACTACTACCGGCGCTCGTCGTCGGTCTCACGGCGGGATTTCTTGCCGTGCAGGACTTGAAGCGCGAGAAGAAGGAGCCTGAGGAGAAGGCTGTAGAAACTCCGGACGAGATCCAGGAGACACCTGAAGAGAAGGGAAAGCAGATGGACGAGTACGAGGAGATCGTCAACGACGAGTATCTCAACATCACCATGGAGGACGATCTCTCCGAGATCATGGGAGAGGACTTCGAGGAAGAGGACGAAAACGAGGAGGTCGCGGAGGGCGAGGCCATCCATGAAATCACGGAGAACGAGTACGAAGTGGGCATCTTCAACTTCGATCGGGTCAGGCTGATGTATTTCGCGGAGGACCGCATCCTCTGCGACGACGACATGGTCACGATCGACAACGTGAGCGAGTGGCTCGGTAACGTCGACCTCGAGACGCAGTCGGACGAGATCGTCGTTAAGTGGATTCGCAACTTCAACCTCCCCTACGATATTCGCCTCGAGGTCATTGAGGGCTCGTACTCTGGGTCACGCTGATGGAAGACGACTACTTCGACTTCCTAGTCTCATTCTTGGGGGAGGACGAAAACCAGCTGCCGAGCATGTTTGACAGCTACTTCCTCCTGATGAAGCTCTACCGTACCGAGTTCCGCTACTCCGCCATGATGGACCGCAATCGGGACATGGATGGTCGCGAGTGGCGGAACCGATACGGCGGAGAGCTTCCACCGGCATTTCTCAAGCGCCCGGCCAACGTTCTCGAGGTTCTTCTCGGGCTGGCCGATCGTATGGCGTTTGAGCTGGACGATGACGAGGGCCCCGCTCCCTATTTCTGGGAGATGATCAACAACCTCGGAATCAACTTCATGGACTGCGATGTCATGCTGGACGATAGACTCGATCGAAAGGTCGAGAAGGCTATCAACCGATGGATGAGTCGTCAGTACGATTCCCACGGACGAGGAGGCATATTCCCTCTGAAGTCCGTTCCCGAGTTCTACGAGTCGGGGGAGTTCCCGAACCAGAACCGCCTTGAGCTCTGGTATCAGATGCAACTCTATCTTGCGGAGAACTACGACATATAAGGAGTCAAATGGATTTCTACGAGATCAAGGAGCGAGCCCTGAAATCGGGCACCACCGAGGTACGGCCGGCCTGGCGTGTGCACGAATTCAAGGATCTCATGGTTCGTGGGAAGTCCTTCTACGCCGTATACAACCCCGAGACGCATTTCTGGAGTACTCATGAGTACGACCTGATTCGTATCGTGGACGCAGACGTCACCCGTCAATTCCAAGAGGCCTCACAGAGAGTTGACGGGTCCGTCTGGGCACGGTATCTGGGGGACTACGACTCCAAGACATATAGCGACTACAAGGCATGGATGTCCAAGCTTCCGGACGTCTATCACCCTCTCGACAGCAAGATTCTGTTCGCCAACCAGACCCCCAGAAAGGAGGACTACGCAACTAGAACACTCACATATTCTCTGAGCGACGGCCCATGCCCAGCCTACGAGGAACTCATGAGCACCCTCTACGATCCGGACGAGAGGGAGAAACTCGAGTGGGGCATCGGTTCCGTATTCACGGGCGACTCTGCCTGGATTCAGAAGTTCTTCGTGCTCTACGGATCTGCTGGATCGGGTAAGTCGACGGTCCTGAATCTCATATCGAGGTTGTTGGACGATCATATCGTTCAGTTTGACGCGGCGGCCATTGGGCGCCCAAGCGAACAATTTGCTCTTGAGCCGTTCAAGTCAAACCCTCGGGCGGCCATTCAGCACGATGGTAATCTCGCCAAGATTGCGGACAACAGCCGCCTGAACAGCCTCGTATCCCACGAGCCGATGGTCATGAACGAGAAGGGAAAGTCCCTCTACTCATTCAAGTCCGAAGCGATGTTGTTCGTAGGCACCAACCTCCCGGTCCGCATCACAGACTCGAAGAGCGGACTGACGAGGCGTCTTATCGACGTTGAGCCTTCTGGGCGAAAGCTCGATATTCATCGGTACAACGAGATCATGTCTCGTATCGAGGACGAGCGCGGTGCCATCGTCAAGCACTGCATGAACTTGTATAAGTCCAAGGGCCCGTCATATTACGACGACTATAAACCCATCGGCATGATGAGCAAGACCAACCCCATCTTCAACTTCCTTGATTTCTATCAGGACGAGCTGGACGACGAGGACGGCGTTGCTCTCAAGCGCATCTACGAGATGTACAAAGAGTACTCCCAGACGTATTCGGACGGAGCTATGTACCCTATGTACAAGTTCAAGGACGAGATCCGGGATTACTTCGAGGAATTCCATGATCGCATCATGATCGATGGGACCAGCAGGCGAAAGGTGTACAAAGGGCTACTCAAATCCAAATTTTCCCAGGGGGAGAAGACGGAAAGCCCGATTTCGGACTGGACTGAGATGAAAGAGCAACCGTCATATCTCGACGAGCTCTACAGGGACCGTCCGGCACAGTACGCCAACGAAAACGGACTCCCGACGAGGCGTTGGGACGACGTCACTACTACACTGAAGGACTTGGACACTGGGAAGGAGCATTATGTCCTCGTACCCGAGCAAGACGTCGTCATCGACATCGACCTCGACAAGGACAGAGACAAGTGTCTGGAAGAGGCTCGCAGGTGGGTTCCCTCCTATGCTGAACTCAGCCGATCGGGGGGTGGAATCCACATCCACTATCGATATTCGGGGGATCCTTCCGTACTTTCACGGCTGGTGCGCCCCGGAGTCGAGTGCAAGGTCTACTCCGGCAAATCCGCCCTCCGACGACGCCTCACCGAGTGCACCGCCCACCAGGGCCTTACCACGGTTGAGGACGGATATCTTCCCGTCAAGGAGAAACCCTTGATCCGTCAGGAGGTCATGCAGAACGAGAAGTCCATCCGGAAGCTCATAGAGCGGAACCTGCGGAAGGAATTCCATCCCGGGACGAAGCCCAGCATCGATTTCATCATGAAGGTGCTGACGGACGCCAAGGAGTCTGGGATGGACTACGACGTGTCGGACATGAGGCAGAAGGTTCTCACGTTTGCCATGAAGTCCACCCATCAGGCCGACTACTGCATCAAGCTAGTGCAGGAGATGCCGTTCTCCTCGGAGAGCGACCATGAGGAGACCTATGAGGAGCCGGACGACGATACCCCGATTATTTATGACGTCGAGGTATTCCCGAACCTGTTCCTTGTGAACTGGAAGGTCCGTGGAGCCAACAAGATCCAGAGGATGATCAATCCGACTCCGAACGAGATTTCCGATCTTACCGAGAAGAAGCTCGTCGGGTTCAACAACCGTCGATACGACAACCATATCCTCTACGGTCGTATCCTGGGTTACTCGAACATCCAGCTCTATCACCTCTCTCGTAAGGTCATCAACAACCTCATCAAGGAGGGATTCCGAGAGGCTTACAACCTGTCTTATACCGATATCTACGACTTCGCCGCCAAGAAGCAGTCCCTCAAGAAGTGGGAGATCGAGCTGGGTATCCACCACAAGGAGCTCGGCCTTCCCTGGGACGAACCGGTGCCGGAGGAGATGTGGGAAGAGGTCGCCGCATATTGCGACAACGACGTCATCGCCACAGAGAAGGTATGGGACCATCTGGAGGCGGACTGGGAGGCTCGTCAGATCCTCGCTGCGATCGCGGGTCTCCCTGTCAACTCCAGCACCAACAAGCTGACCACGCAGATCATATTCCAGGGTCAGCGAGACACTCAGAAGTACTTGCAGTACACAGACTTGTCGGAGATGTTCCCAGGCTACAAGTACGAGTATGGCAAGTCGACATATCGTGGCGAAGAGGTCGGCGAGGGCGGCTACGTCTACGCCGAGCCCGGATACCACGAGAACGTGGCCCTGTTGGATATTGCGTCGATGCACCCAACGTCGATCGAGAATCTCCAGCTGTTCGGGCCCTACACCAAGAGGTACAGCGAGCTCAAGAAGGCTCGTATCCTGATCAAGCACAAGGAACTCGACGAGGCTCGAAAGATCCTGAACGGGGCGCTGGCTCCATATCTGGACGACGACTCGAACCTCGACGCTCTGGCCTATGCGCTGAAGATCGCACTGAATTCGACGTACGGACTAACCGCCGCCAAATTCGACAACCCACTCCGAGACCCCCGGAACGTGGACAACATCGTCGCTAAGCGCGGCGCTTTGTTCATGGTCGACCTGAAGCATTTCGTTCAGGAGAAAGGATACACCGTTGCCCACATCAAGACAGACTCGATCAAGATCCCGAACGCCGACGATCGCATCATTTCGGAGGTCTTCGAGTTCGGTAAGAAGTATGGCTACACATTCGAGCATGAAGCGACCTACGATCGTATGTTGCTCGTCAACGACGCCGTCTATATTGCACACGACAAGGACGGATGGCACGCAACTGGCAAGCAGTTCCAAGAACCTGTTGTCTACAAGACTCTCTTCACCGGAGATCCTCTGGCTCTCGAAGATGTCGCCCAGACACGATCGGTTACTACACGAATGCTGCTTGAATTCGGCGAGAATGACCGCAAGTTCGTCGGCCGCGTCGGAAGTTTCATCCCAGTTGTACCGGGAACTCCTGGGGCCGGGCGACTTGTACGAGAGAATCATCGAGTGGACAGCGAGGGTAATGAGATTATTTCGTACGGCGATGTCGGCGGTTGCAAGGGGTATCTCTGGCTTGATTACGAAGACGCCGGAGACGACTGGCGAGCTAAGCTGGACAATCGATATGGACGGGAACTCGTGGACGCTGCCCGAGGGCAAATTCAGAAGTATACGGACGTCGATAGCTTCCTAACAGTATGAATCGCGAGACGGGCAGGGCATATAATGAGACCCCCACCAGAAAGGTACTGCCATGTCCTGCCCCTCCCTCGCCCGCCAGTACGTCCTCACCAACCTTGCTGAGATGGGTGTTGGCTTCGCCATAGCTACGTTCGCCTACTACGCGACACGTGACTACTGCGACCAGCACCACCTCTCGGCAACCAAAGAGGACATGCTCGCCATGGCCAAGAACATCTGCGACACATTCAAGACCAACTGAACCAACCTCACACTTAGAACCCAACCCGGGTTCTAGGTTTCTCGATAGAAAGGAACGAACCAATGCTCTCTTCTGTTTACGACGGCGGCCAGACCGCTAACGATATCCTTGTCGGCTACACCAGCTACCTTCGGGACGAGGTGGCGAACCTGAAGGACGACGAGATCAAGGAGCTCATCGATAAGCTCCAGACCTGCGCGGACAACAGTCAGGGCGACAACCGCCGGGCTATTCAGAATCTCCTCAATATTTGTCAGACCGAGCTGGATGACCGGGACCTTGTGCGCTGCCTTGTAGGGGCGGGCCTTATCGTCGGAATCAACTCCATTGAGGGGGTCTCTGATGAGTGACAAGTCCGCAGAGCTCTCAGAACTTGCGACGGTCCGTCTTATTCATGGCAGCCAAGTAGCCATCGAGTCATTTCTGTCGTCGCTTCCGTCGATGATTGAGAAGACCACGGATAGCGAGCTCTGGTCGTTCATCTGCAAGGTCGACCTCCTTCAAGAAGAGCTTGGCGACCTGCTGAATCCTTCACAGGAGGACTGGATCAAGAGGCTCTACGATATTCTCATAGAGGAGTGGGACGCCCGGTGGCTCCTCATGCGCCTCCACGACCACGGCATCATCCGCCTAGAGAGGAGGCCATGAAGTACGATCTTTATTCGCCTCCTTATATCGTCGACCAGGTTCTATCTCAAGACTACTACCCCATAGAAAGGAACACGACATGGCCGTCAACACCTACACTATCAAGAATGCCCGACTCCTCTTCCGCAACTTCGCAGGAGAGAAGGACCGATTCGGGAACACGGCTCGCACCTTCTGCGTCATCCTCCCTGACGATGCCGTCGACGACTTCCAGACCGAAGGGTTCAACATCAAGACCCTCAAGCCCCGGGACGACACAGAGGAGCCCCTTCCCTATATCAAGGTGAAGGTTAACTTCGGAGGCCGTCCACCCAAGATCGTCTCGATCATCGGACGTACTCGTACGCTCCTGAACGAGCAGACAGTCGGCGCCCTCGATTTCGCAGATCTCGAGCGGGCCGATATTGCCCTCCGCCCCTACCACGGACGTACTCAAGCTGGAGTGGAGTTCTGCTCGGCATATCTTGACAAGGGGTTCTTCACCATCGTGGAGGACGAGCTTGAGGCTATGTACGCTGAGGACGCTGACACTGAGGAGGTGCCGTTCTGATGCCGCTCGAAGTCAAGCTCTTCAACCCTCGCCGTAGCGTCTGTGAGGCAGTCAAGATTACGAATGACAATCTCCGTCTGGTCCGCAACTGGGCCGCCAGCGACGAGGAGATCAAGGCGCATCTGCACACCGGAGCCATCGGCAAGTGGGTTATTCGTCGTAGCGACAACAAGTTCGACCTCATGACTGAGGGTCAGCTCTGGGGCCTCTACGAGCCGATCCTGCACTGACATCCATATCCATGGGGGCCCTGGGGAGACCTGGGGCCCCCCATACTCACTAGAAGGAACGAACGCATGCTCAAGAAGCTTTATTTCCACACACACGAGGGCCGTAGCTACGACTTCGACATCGTCGCCACAGCCAAAGTCGACAAGCCCGGGTTCACCGAGTGGATCGTACAGGTCGATACCAATAACGAACTTGGTATCCATGAGGTCCAGGCCAGTACCGATGACTGCACATTCGACGTCGTCGGAGACGACTCTCTGATTATCTGGGAACTCCCCCCGACTGAGGAAGACAACCCTATCGAACCGGAACCAGCCGAGTATGAGATTGTTGAACCTCGCACTGACAAGTGGACCATTAATGTCAAATCCAACGCGGATTACATCGAGAACTGGAGCGTCAGAGAAAAGATACGTTGGACAGAAGACGGAGGCCTCGAGATTTTGAAAGATAATGGTTACCGCGTTCGTCTCTCGGGATACATCCGCAAATTCGAGGTCGACGACGAAAAACAAGTCATCACTGTTCGTTACAAGAACTGATCCTGATTTTTTCGGTATTGTACTTGTGTAGGAGACGCAAATGAAACTGGTTTTAAAGACACTCGATGGTCAGGTAGCTCAGCGTAAGATCAAGGATTTATGTTGTAATGGGGACGTTGGAGACGAGGACCCCCGGGCCGCTCTGGTCATCGTCGAGCTGGATGACACCCTCACGTATCTTCCCATCGACCAATTTATCTGCGAGGAGTGGACTGACGATACCGTAGTTGTCAAGGAGGATTGGGCATGAAAGCATATACTGTAGAGCGACACGGCGACCGCGGGATTGCCTGGCACAAGGAAGGGTTGCTTGGAGTGGCTGACGACATGATTTCTGCATACCGTCTCGCGGAGGAGGCTACTAATGACAACCGCTGAACCGATGCCCGACCCGAACATCTACGATATCCGAGAGGACGGGACTATCTACGGGAAGCGCTCAGGCAAGCTTATACCTATCCGGACGTCCAGGTACGGTCTTCCGCAGATCCGTTTCTACAAAGGACATCGCTACCGGGTTCAGCTCCTCAGCAAGATCATCTGGACCCATTTCCACGGTGAGATCCCGTTCATGCATGAGGTGCGGTACAAGGATGATGATCCATGGAACTGCTCCTTGGAGAACCTATATCTGAAGGATCTGAACGAGGAGTTCACGCCTCTGGATCGCTGGCCGGGCTTTGCTATCAGCAGGGGTGGCGAATTGATTAACATGACTACCCTGCATCGGATCAAGCCCATGATGCCTCCGAGCAGGACCAACCTCATGTTCTCAGTCCGTGTCGACGGAGAGAGCCGGACCTTCCCGGTTGCTTTCACCGTCTGGGAGACGTTCATGGGAGAGAAGGTCAACTCGCATTATCTCTGCCACAAAGACGGCAACGTCTGGAACTGCGCTCTGGATAACCTGTATCTCAGTGACGAGTACCCTTACTTCCCGCCCAAGGGTGATAAGAAGGACGGACCGAAGTACAAGCCCGTCATCGAGGAAGACGGCAAGGAGTACATGCCAGTCGAGTACTATATCCACATGGTCGACGGAGTGAAAGGAGAGAGGGAGAGTGGAATCCCCCAGCACTGCCGACTTGGCTCCTACTGAGACATTCAAGGACAGCATCATCGACGATATTGAGGTCAGTGATCTCGGTAGGGTTCGTCGTATCTCGACTGGTCAGATTCTCACCCCTTGCCTTAGAGCGAACGGGTATGTCCAGGTCACCCTGTGGAATCGTGGGATTAGACGGACGAAGTATGTCCAGAAGCTGGTCTGGGAGGCCTTCAACGGCCCTCTGGAGCCCTTGCAGCGAGTCGCCCATCTGAATGGTGACCTGACTGATAACAGGCTCTCAAATCTCTTCCTGGAGTCTCACAGCGACTCGATGAAGAGGGCGTGGGACGCCAAACGACGCAAGTGGGAAACTATCTACCAAGGAGTTCTGTGGTGAGTGAGTACAGGAGTCCGCACAACGACGGGCATGATCCGTATATCCTGATCTGGGAGTACGGGAATGACATTCGAAGGGCCGAGTTCAGCGAACGCTGGGCAGAGTACGACGAGACCGGTTGGACCGTCTGGTATTTCCGGTTAGTTGATGGAGGGGTCATGACCTTCTCAGCTCGCGAGTGGGAGCAGCGAGACGACGTCAACCACCTGACAACCATTTGGATGAAGCCGTCGCTGTACGATATTGAAAGGAAGGAAAACTGACATGCCATCGAGGGAATTCGTTATTCTGATCATCTTTCAGGGAGACAAGATCATCCACAAGGACCCAGGCTGCTTCGATATCTGGACCATCAATAAGAATGGCAAAACCCTAGTGACCATTCAGAACACTACCACCGAGAAGCACATATTCGAAGACCTCCCGATCAAAGTCATGTCCACGAAAGCGCCATACATCACCATCCGAGCCGAGGAGACATCATGATTCTCGAAGTGGACGATCAGGGACGAATTGAACGGATTGTGCTTATTCAAACCACTCCTGAGCGAGTAGTTGACGGTCGAAGACTTATCGGCGGTTACCGACTCAAAACCGAGTATATGGAAGAGGTCTGGTTCGACAAGGCCGTTTGGGATGTTGCTTTGATTTCCGAGGAAGGTATTCCACAGTATCGACTCACTAGGAAGGTGTCATGATTCCACCGGGCCACATCATTCTGACCATCAGCCGAGGGGACAAGATCATCTTCGAGAAGGAGGGTATCTTCAATATCTGGTCCTACGCGAACGACGGCAGTCTCATGGTAGCCGTTCGGGATGCTATCGAGGAAAAGGTCATATTCGAAGACCTCCCGTGTGTCGCCGTGAATGTGGACGACCCATACGTCCAGATACTCACCGAAGAGGACTGACCCTTGGGACCGGTTGATCTGTGGCCCCATCAGGTCGAAGCTGTGAAAAACCTGCGGAATGGGTGCATATTGACCGGTAAGCCAGGCTCGGGGAAGTCGGTTGTCGCCCTCCAGTACTACGTTGAGAGAGTGCTGGGGGTGCGGCATCCGGCCGATCTTCCGAGGCGGCTTGCCGAAGGACCCAGGTTATATATAATCACCACTGCTCGCAAGAGAGACGATCTCGATTGGCAGGGGGACGTCTCGATGTATGGGCTGACGGACTACACGACGGTTGATTCGTGGAACAACATCAGTAACTACAGCAACGTCCGTGACTCCTTCATCATATTCGACGAGCAGAGAGCTATCGGGAACGGCAAATGGGCCAAGACATTTGTTAAGATGGCTCGTGGTAACGAGTGGATCATGCTGTCTGGCACGCCTGGTGATAACTGGATGGACTACTGCCCGGTATTTGTGGCTAATGGCTTCTTCAAGAACCGCACCCAGTTCGAGAGGGAGCACTGCCAGTTCAACTACAGAGCGGGCTATCCTCGTCTTGATAGATATCTTGGGCAGGGGAAGTTGTTACGGCTTCGGAAGAAGGTCCTCGTTGACATGCCGTTCGTCAAGAAGACGGTTAAGAAGCGGACGGACGTCCGGGTATCCTACGAGGAGAAGCCATATCGTACGATCCAGAAGTACCGATTCGATCCATACAAGGAAGAGCCCATCAAGAACGCTGGAGGCCTCTGTCATGTCTTGAGACGAGTGACGAATGAGGATCCTGTGAGACTTGAGACTGTTCGAGCCTTGTGTGAGGAGCATCCTCGAGTCATCGTCTTCTACAACTTCGATTACGAGCTCTTCATGCTGCGGTCATTGGGGGATATTCTCGGAGTACCGATCGCTGAGTACAATGGACACAAGCATGAACCCTTGCCGGAAGGCGAGCGATGGGTGTATCTCGTGCAATACACAGCAGGTGCAGAAGCTTGGAACTGTACCACTTGTGACACGATGATATTCTTCTCTCAGAACTACTCGTGGAAGGTCATGGAGCAGTGTGAGGGGCGAATCGACAGACTGAACACTCCTTATTCAGTCTTGAACTATTACTACCTGAAGAGCCATGCGCCCATCGATCAAGCCATTTCGAGGGCGATTCGGGTCAAGGAGATCTTCAATGAGAGGGGTTTTTACGAGTCTCTGAGGTGATTGTTGTACCACCCGTTGTACCAAGTGGTGCGGCGGGTGGGCAACGATTCTGTTGTTTGTGTGACTGGAGTGACGTATGCGTTTTGCCAGTTTTTTTGCCAGTTTTGAAACGGGCCAGAATCTGTACTATACACGTGCGCCAAATTTTGCCAGTTTTGGGGCAATTTGCCAGTTTTGAAACGGGGGTGGCAAACGATCTGGCAAGCACTTTTCGTTGCAATTTCAACGTTTATACCCCCATTTTGCCAATTTGCCAGTTTTGTTCTGATTACCAGGAGTTGAGTAAATTTTCTTATATATAGAGAGTATACAGGGTTCGGGTGGCAAATGGCAAGTATTGTACATGCACTGTATTGTACATGCAGTCCTGATGCAAGTCTCAACGACATGTACAATAGACCGCGTCGCGAACATGCATCCTAATGAAGGAGATGGGCCTTCTATATTTTCGACCCCTCTCTTCCCCATAGCTCCCACGGCTGGCTGAAACTACGCTACCTCAACACCGCATAGAACACTCAAACAATTTACGAGTACCGACACATGCGGCGCCTTGGCCAGCCGTGGGTATAATTCTTGACTCGAGGATAGACCCCATGCTCGAACGCGACTACCAACGCGGACTCATATCCAGGATCGAGGAACGCCTTCCTGGCTGCCTCATCCTCAAGAACGATCCGAACCACAATCAGGGCATACCTGACCTGATCATCATATTCGGATCCAAGTGGGCCGCACTCGAGGTCAAGAGAAGCGCCGATGCTCCTCACCGACCCAACCAGGACTATTTTGTCGACAAACTCGGCGAGTGGTCCTTCGCATCATTCATTTACCCAGAGAACGAGAAAGGAACGCTCGATGAACTGGAACGTACACTCAAGGCTGGAGGGCCTGCACGCATTTCTGAGCGCCAGCAAGCACAGTTGGGTCAACTACGACGACGAGAAGCTGGGCGAGGCATTCAGGACAGCACAGGCGGCAGCGATGGGAACCAGGCTTCACGCCCTGGCCGCAGAGCATATTCGCCTAAAGATGCGGATGCCGAGGAACAAGGCCACCTTCAACGCCTACGTGAACGACGCCATTGGCTATGGTCTTGACCCTGAGGTCGTGCTATATCACAGCGAGAACGCCTTTGGGACCGCCGACGCCATCGGCTTCGACGAGAAGAAGCATCTTCTCCGCATCCACGACCTCAAGACCGGCGTGACTCGTGTCAACATGGTCCAGCTTCATATCTACGCGGCATTGTTCTGCCTAGAGTACGAGAAGCTGCCTGGCGAGATCAACGTCGAGACCCGCATCTACCAGAACGACGATATTCTGGTAGACAACCCCAAGCCAGATGACATCGCCCATATCATGGACAAGATCGTCTGGTTTGACAAGCTCATCGAGGAGATCAAGACCGAGGAGAACTGATGCCCTCCGATATCCTCAAACACTACGGTACCAAACGCCACTCGGGGCGCTATCCGTGGGGATCCGGTAAGGATCCATATCAGTCGGCCCAAGGCTTCCTCGCCGAGCGAGACAAGCTCAAGGCTCAGGGCATGTCCGAGGTCGATATTGCCAAGGCCTGGGGCATGAGTACCACCGAGTACCGTGCTCTGAACAGCATTGCTCGTGCCGAGAAGAAGGCTGGCGATATTTCTCGAGCATCTCGTCTTAGGGACGCCGGTCTGCCCAACACAGAGATCGGTCGACGCATGGGACTCAACGAGTCCTCGGTTCGTGAGCTTCTCAAGCCCAACGCGTCATACCGCAAGGACGAGATCACCCGGGTCAAGGATATTCTGGCCGACGAGGTGAAGCAGAAGAAGTTCATCGAGTACGGTCTCGGTGTTGAGCAGAACCTCCAGTGTTCGTCGACTTCCCTGAAGACCGCCGTTGAGGCCTTGAAGGCTCAGGGATATACTACCCACGACGTCAAGGTCAAGCAGGCCAACAGCGATAACTACACCATTCTCAAGGTTCTCGCCCCTCCCGGTACTAAAGCCGCTGATATTCATGCACAGAGGGACAAGATTCGCACTCCTGGTGTGGTCATCGACGAGAAGGGGCTGCTGTCAACCGGGCTTCGTACTCCTCGAGCCATATCCTCGAAGAAAGTCGCTGTCAAGTATGCCGAAGACGGCGGTACTGACATGGACGGGGTTATTCTGCTCCGTCGTGGAGTCAAAGAGCTCAGCCTCGGTGGCTCCAACTACGCCCAGGTGCGTATTTCGGTTGACGGAACGCACTACCTCAAGGGCATGGCTATGTACTCGGATGATATTCCGAAGGGCAAGGACATAGTCTTCAACACCAACAAGAAGAAGGGCACACCCATGCTGGGCTCCAAGGACCACACGGTCCTCAAGCCCATGAAGGATGATCCCGAGAACCCGTTTGGTGCGGTCGTTAAGCAGAAGTTATTTAAGGACCCGAAGACTGGCAAGAAGGAACTGAGCGCACTCAATATTGTGAATGAGGAGGGCAAGTGGGACTCATGGTCCCAGTCCCTGGCCTCACAGTTCTTATCTAAGCAGTCCCCCAAATTGGCCAAGCGCCAACTTCAGGCTGTCCGTGATGAAAAGCGGAAGCAGCTCGATGAGATCATGGGTCTTACGAACCCTGTTATTCGTAAGCGGATGCTCATGTCCCTGGCTGATGACTGCGACTCGGCTTCGGTGCACCTCAAGGCCAAGGCCCTCCCCGGTCAAGCCTCTCAGGTGTTATTGCCGATGCCCCATCTTAAGAAGGGTGAGGTATATGCTCCTAACTATCGGGACGGTGACGTTGTTAGTCTCGTGCGTTATCCTCATGGCGGGACTTTCGAGATTCCTACGCTCACTGTTAACAACCGAGGTAAGAAGTCTCGAAGTATTCTTGGCAATGCTAGGGATGCTATTGGGATCCATCCTTCTGTCGCTGAGCGTCTTAGCGGTGCTGATTTTGATGGCGACTCCGTCCTGGTAATCCCCAACAAAGGGAAGACTCGGATTCGTTCCACCGCCCCACTCAAGGGATTGAAGGGATTCGACCCCAAGAGAACATATCCTGGCTACCCTGGAATGAAGAGGATGTCGGATACTCAGACCCAGATGGGTAAGGTATCCAATCTTATTACCGACATGACTCTCAAGGGTGCCAGTGCCGATGAATTGTCCCGGGCTGTTCGTCACTCCATGGTTGTTATTGATGCCGAGAAGCATAATCTCAACTACAAACAGTCCGAGGTAGACAACGGCATCGCTGCATTGAAGAGGAAGTACCAGGGTGGCGCCGATAAAGGTGCAGCCACTCTTATTTCCAGGTCCAAGGGTGTCCAGTATGTACCCCATCGCAAGCCACGCAGTGCAGCGAAGGGCGGTCCATATGATGCAGCCACTGGTCGCAGGGTCTACGAGGAGACTGGTGAGTCCTATATTAACAAGCAGGGCAAGCTAGTCAAGAAGCAGACCAAGACCACCAGGATGGCAGAGGCTACCGATGCTAGGAAGCTGTCCTCTGGTACACTGATGGAGGGTATTTACGCACAGCACGCCAATGAATTGAAGGCCATGGCCAACGATTGTAGGAAGCGTGCCATTTCAACCCCCGCCATCAAACGAGACCCCCGGGCTGCTAAGAGCTATGCCCCTGAAGTTGCCACCCTCCGCGCTAAATTAAACCGGGCCCTCAAACAGAAGCCCCTAGAGCGGCAGGCACAGCTAGTGGCACAAGGTGTTGTGCAGAAGAAGCTTGAATCAAATCCAAATTTGACCAAGAAAGAACGGGCTAAGCTTGAGGCCATGGCCATCAAGACCGCCCGCCGCCGTCTTGGTTACGATAGAGAAGGCACAAGAGTGGTACCCACCCCTCGTGAGTGGGAGGCCATCCAGAAGGGTGCTATATCTAACTCGATGATGGAGCATATTCTAGCCAACTCTGATCTTGACACCATCAAGTCACTGGCTTTGCCAAGGGAGAAGCTTCCTCTTGCTGGTGCTCAGAAGGATCGAATCAAGACTCTTCGATCTAACGGAGCCAACACAGCACAGATCGCTGAGGCATTGGGCATTTCTACAGCTAGAGTTAGGGAGTACCTGAATGGCTAGCTTCTTGTCCATTGTCAACTGTCCATTGTCCTTGAATAGAGGTGCTTAGACCCATGCTACG